AGCACATGAAATTCTAGCGTATGATCCACCTGAGACTTCTGTGCCAGACCCTGCGGTGTCGTCTGGTGCGGCAGTAAAAAGTGCTAAATAAACCGTTCCCGGAGTAGTAAACGCTGTATTTGCGAAAGTGTGCTTGAGCAACTTGTCCTCTAAATAATCACTAAAAGCCATTGTTATTTCCTCTAATTATTTCCCCAATACGCTATTTCTTTTTTGTGCTTGCCATAAGTTCTGCGCCTAGGGATTAAAGAACCTTTAGCAAAAGACGCTCGCTCATTCTCCATTCTGAGTTCTTCGATAGATTTCTCAAACGCAGTATGAAACATAGAGACGCGATTATCGTCCATTAAGTAAATGCTCGCTGTTTTCAGCGCGCCGTATAAATATAAATCTGAATGATTGTTGCTTACAAAGTTCGTTGTATTCGAATCGCTGAGGGCATCTATTTTTCCAAAATATGTGAGCTGTAAATCGTAATCAACGTCAGGAGTAGGGCATAACTCAAGCGTTGAATCTACAATAGCAAAATACACTGGCTTTCCTGTGCGATTGTTCACGCTTTTTCTGTAAACATCTAATGACTCAATCGATACTTGAAATAAAGGCGTAAAATCGCCTGACGTAATTTCGATATTGATTGCTTCAAGCCAATCAGTAGGAAGCGTTAAATATTGTGAATCAGCAGTCGCAGTCGATCTTTTAATCATATCTTTCGTTCTGATGCGTCTGTTCAGTTCAGTCTCAACTTGATCGATGAACGTGTCCATCATGTCTGTTAGATCTGATCGATTCAGATAGTTTGCGATTGTTGTTTTTAGAGTTGCATAATTCATTAAACTTTACCTTCCCATGTTCTGAACGCTTTGTTGTCTGGGTTATTGAGCCAGCGCTTCCACGCTTTTTCGTCATTTGCCCAACCTTCTCGCATCGCTTTTTGATAAATAACCATAGGAACTTCAGCAACGTGTCGCATGTCTATTCCTTGCTTTACTGTGGTGTCTTTGATGTGCTTAACATGTTCAAGCACAGGCTCAACATTCTGCTGAGTGTGATAAACAACTTTTTCATCGCTTCCGACAGATTCAGTAATAAACTCGGATTTCAAGTTCTTTTTCTGAGTAATTACTGTTCTTTTTGTTGTCATATCAATCTAAAAATGTGGAGCCAATCGTAATCGACTCCACATTAGCTAGTTTACGAAGTTGTTAAATCAGCAACCACGCCATGCGCGGCTTGATTTGAAACTTCTAATCCGAACTCAGCTAGGATCATTTTAGTCTCGGCATCGCCAATAGTTGCAATATCAACTGTTTGGAAATTTCTGAGATAAGATGTCTTAGCGTAATCAGGATCAACTAAAAGCAATGATCGCTCTCTACTGAAGTTTGAAGGCACAATTTTAAGATCTCCGAAGTCCGAAGAATAAATTGAGACACTTGCTTCTACTGTAGTTGCATCGATCATTTGTCTAGCTGAAGCTCGACCAGTGAACCCAGATATAACACCCTTGTTGAACGGACCACATATAGCCATAGATGGCTGACCGCCATTAGTAAAACAACTCTGAAGAACTGTTTTGACTAGGGCTTCTGTGAGTGCGCGTTGAGTGCCATCTGTTGGAGCGGCTCCTGCACCTGCACCAGCACCATTAGTGCCGCGAGAGACATTAGATGTTAACCAGCTCTCTAGCCCGCCTGTGATTCTTGCAGTAGTAGCGTTTCCAGTCGTTTTAGCGCCTTTCTGACATAGAGCTGTTTCCATGTCCCGCTTTAGAGCTTTTGCTGAAATAGCCATTTGGTGAGCCATTTCTGATCGCTTGCCAGCGGCGTCTGATGCGTCCTGCGAGCCGGTAACGGTCGCGTCTCTGCTTTGAATCATCGCTACGTTAGAGACTCTAGTTGTAGCAGTAGCGGCTGTTCGTGATAGTTCAAAGCCTTCTAATTGTCCACTTCCACTCGCGGTAGGTAAGTTTTCGGTTTGCCAATCAAACACAACATTGTGAATTGACTTCTTTCCAATCGCGGAGATAAAGGGAGTTTCAGTTGGGCTTATGTTGTATATAGTATTCGATAGATCCTCTCTGTCAGCAGTTGCCGAGTAGGTATCGAAAGCATTTGTAACCTTTGCCATGGTATTACTCCTTTCTAGTTTCCTAGAAGATAAAAAGTTAAGTTAGTTCAAGTTTTAACTGAGCATATGTTCAAACACTTTTGCGGCGTCTTGAACTTTGCCAGTTTTTCTCAGTTTTTGACGAGTCTTTTTCAAAGGGGTTGCTTTGTTTTTCAACGTCACAGCGCCAGGTCGAGCTACTCTAGCGGCGGCTTTCTGCTTTGGTTTCTTTTTAACTGCTTTCTGCGTTTTGCTTTGTTTCCAGCTATTTCTTAAACCTAATAAGAGCCGATAGTCATAAACTTGTTCTAGCTCTTGTGCCGTAAAGCCTAGATCATTGATCGCGTGATCTCGAATTGCGAGCTTCTCAGAAGTCGCAACATTTGAATCTTTCCATTCAGGAACTTTGTCAAGAATTTGGGCTTCGCCATATTCCATGTATTTAAGAAGTTGCTCTTGATGTTTGTCTTGAGCTTCTTGTTGCAGTCTAGCTTGTTCAGCTTGAACAGCGTCAAGTTGTTTCTTTTTTTCGTCCCAAACGTCTTTTTCGCGAACATATTGAATCGGGTCGCTATCATAAAGCTCTTGCCAGTTTGGTTCTTCACCGAGCGAGCTTTCTAGCGCACCCTGCATTTTAGGCAATAACTCTGAATAAACCTCATCTTTTTGTTGAAGCTCAGCTTGCTGTTGTTCAACAATCTTTCGTTGTTGAGCAAGGTCCTGAGTCTTTCGCGTATAGTCCTTTTGTCGTGAGAATGAGCTTTGAAGCTCGTCAAGGGTGACCATTTCTTCAACGCCATTAATTTTTACAGCGTAAAGTTCAGGTTCTTCGACTTCTTCAGTCTCAACTTGTTCATCGTCAAGAGTCGTGTCTGTTTCTTCGCTGTCATCATCTTCAGAATCTAATTCTTGTTGTTCAACAACTTCATCTTCATCTTCGACAACTTCATCTTCAACAGTTTCATTTGCAACATCTAAAGCCTCTTCTGTAGTTTCTGTTTTTTCCTCTTCAGGAGTCAGTAGCGCTTCAAAAGAAGTTGTTGCTTTGTCTAAATCTGATTGTAGATCGAGTGGCTTAGCCGTATTCGTCATCTTATATCCTTACAAATTGAATAATTGAAAATGTCAGCTTCTAAAAGAGAAACTGACTTTTGTTAATAATAGACGTTTGTTATTTGTAATTCAATCGAACAATTAAACTATTTTTCTGATTCTGTTGAGATTTGCTTTTGTTATTTTGCCTTTCTCGATGATGATGCGTAAATGTTTTTCAACTTCAGGCAACATCTTAACGGCTAAATGTAACTTTTCGCGCAGAGATTCTTCGCTTGAATCTGTGTTAATCCAAAGGCTGACATATTCTTCATGCAGTTGCTTGATCGCTTTTTGAAACGTCTCGCTTTCAAGAATCATCTCGCTTTCATTTGATTGTAAAATTTCGTCTTGTGTTGCCATCAGTTTATTTGTTGTTGATTATTTTTGATATTGCTTGCAAATCGCCAATAGTCAATGGCTGATAGCCAGCTGGTTTAGGTGGCGCGCTATTAATCGAGTTGCTAAAACTAGGCAAAGGATCAAAAGGGTCATACACCAAAGGAACTGTACTCATATAACTTTGTATTTGTTGAGGGTTGTAAACATAAGGCTCATAACTGTCGCTATTAACTGTGTAGCCTTGAGGCTCATTTGCTGAATAAGAAATACCCGGCTGAATATAATCACGAAAAGCCCAATCAGGATATTGAATATTAAATGGCGTGTAATCAACTGGCACATAAGGCGTTGCAGTTGTTGTTAAAGTTGGGCTAAATGTTGTTGTAGGCGTTCCTGTGCTTGTTCCAGTTCCAGTACCTGTGCCAGTGCCAGTTCCAGTACCTGTGCCAGTAGCAGTTCCAGTACCTGTGCCAGTCACAGTTCCAGTAACGGTTCCAGTTCCAGTAACAGTTCCAGTAACAGTACCAGTAGCAGTTCCAGTCGTTGTCGCTGTTGTTGTAGGTGTTCCAGTAGCAGTAGTCGTCAACGTGCTTGTCACAGTCGTTGTAGGAGAAAATGTTGTAGTAACAGAAGGAGTAGGAGTGCCTGTTGCTGTAGGAGTAGTAGTCGTTGTTATGACAGGA